TGACTTACTATTCACTAAAGGTGATATTAAGAATTATACAGATGACAATGGTCAGAAGTATATCTATTTCAAGCCAAATACATTGGTCTATGCATTACCAGTAGGTTCTGATGGTGCAAAGAAAGCTCTAGCTTCTGATATTGGTATTGTATTCCATACACGTTATAAAGGTAGTTCAGTTCAAACTGTTAAGCAGTCTAATGATGCTTCTACAGATGAATTAAATGGAATTCCAGAATGGGCATTCGTATTAGATGCACGTCTACCTAACCTATCAGGTGTTCAGACTTTATCAGACCAAGAAGCAAGTGATATTGAAGATTCTCTATATGATTTGCATTCACTATGTTCTGAAATTGTAAATGATGCTGACTATGATTTGTTAGTAAACAATACAGACTTTATTAACTTCTATGTAATGACATTACAGAATAATAAAGTTGACAAATCAGAACTAATTGATCCAGAAACATTCGTAGATGAACTACATAAATGGGTCACTGGTAAGATGAGAAAAGAATATCAAGGATTGGAAAAGTTAAAGACTAAAGCAGGTAGAGATAAGAAGAGAATTTCTCTAGATGACAAGTCTAAAGACTTACATACAATTATTGAAACAAATGAACCATTACTACATAAGATTGCAGAAGCATTGTATATTGCAGCAGATGTAAAAAATAAGTTCATTACTAAGTTGAATTCAGTTAACAAATGGGTAAATAAGGTTGAAACTACATTTGGTATGAAGGACACTAATGGTGAAGGATTTATGGTATCAGATGTTGATGGTAATTTCGTTAAGTTAGTTGACCGTTCTGCATTCTCTTATTTCAACAGAAGTCCTGATGTAATTAAAGGATTTGATGCAAGAAGAGGTTCAACTAATGAATCAATGAATTTTGCAAGTTATTTGAAATCATTAGAATCTTAAATTATTCCTTATAGTTAAATTAAAGAGAGGTTTCTGACCTCTCTTTTTTGTGTTATAAATATAACATAGGAGAATTATAATGACACAACATTTTTTAGAATGGATAAATGAAAATCTGGAACCATTCTTTGTATTTGAAAAGAAAGAACCAGTACAAAGAACAGAGTTGCCAGGTAAAAGAAGAACTTTAGTAAAATATCAAAATTATCTAAATGAATTAGGTATTTTATTAGGTGTAAATGGTACTATACCAGAAGAAAATGAAGCAGTTGATCTAATCTTAAATAACAACTTTCCAGGATTTTTCTGGAGAGGTGATGATCTAGTTTTAGTTAGTACAACACCTAAAAAGAAAAATCATTTGCCTCAAGCAGAAATGGCTATTGCTACTATTAAAAAGAGAAAGTTAAAAGTAGAAGATGCTCAAGACCATATCATTTTGACACTAAAAGATGGTATGAAAGTTAACATTCGTTATACTTCTAAAGGTATTGATGTAAATGAAGGTGAAACTGACCCAATTACTGAACGTTATTTAACAGATACAACTGGTGTTCAAGAATCAATTACCGCTGCTGTATTAAATGTAATGGCTCATAATGAAGCAGTAGATGGTAAACTTTCTGACTCATTAAAAGCTTATATCAATAACCCAAGAAAATTAAAAGCATTAGAAAAAGATGATAAAGAAACTAAGTTTGTTAGATGGCTATTATCTTCAAATCCAAAGAAAGGAACTGGTATTTGTCAGTATCTAGACTTAGGCGGTAAAGATGATCCAGATTATTTCCAAAAAGAATTATATAAATTCTTAGATGGTTCTTGGTTAAAGCATTATAGAAATCTTTATAATTCTAAAGTAATTGATGAAATTTCTAAGGTATTCAAGAATGGATTTAATATGAGTCAAGCACAGTTCTTACATTTCTATGTAAAAGGATTTGGTGTTTCTTCTCCATTAGGACAATATCTACGTGAAGGTAGAGCAGGTTATAAGAATAAAGACGTTCTTGATAAAGCTGACATTGTATTGTGCACAAATATCGATAGAGCAAATAGAGCTATTGATGATTTAATGCATAATTATAAAGATAATAAAACATATTGTAAGGCAGTCAATAGATATATCAATAATAAAGTTTTGATTGGTATTTCTCTAAAACAGACAAAATCTGCAGTAAATGTATCAGCAGTTAACTTCAAGATTTTCACTACTGCTACTGGTGATAACATTAACGATGATATGAAGGTAATCGTTAAGTATTATAAGAAAGGTGATAAGAATAATACATTTGATTTCGCTAGTTCTGAATTATCACAAGCAAAAGATGGAAATTCTTGTACTATCTTAACACCAATTAAGAATGGTCATGATATTCATACTGAAGAAAAAGAATTACTATCAAGAATTGGAAGTAATTCCTCAAGATTTGGTTCTATTATGGCTGAATTTGGTATTAAGAATTATCCAGCACAATTAGGTAAGTATACTGAAGCATTAAAAGATAAATATGGCTTATCTATTTCTGAAGAATTAAATGCTCTAGTTGATAGAAGTTCTTCTGAAGAAGAAATTAAGCGTGCATATTATAGAGTTGCTCAGAAGGTACTTGCTATTATGAAAGCACATCCTCAAGAAATGAATAAGATATTCGCAATTGGTGCAGGTTATCCTATTCAATTCGGTCCTGATCAAGAGCCAGAAATTGATTCTGCTCCATATATCAAGATTTACTAAAAAATTAGAAATAAAATGTATAAGAGGTTGTTATTCAAACAACCTCTTTTTGTATATTTGTTTCCATGAAATATATAGTAAACCCTGAAGATTATAAAACAAAAGAAGAATATACGCATGCAATCGATACTCTTATTTCTCGTAATGAAGAAAAAATGAAAGATTGCCGTATGAGATTATTACAATTAAACCAAAGTGCATTAGGTGCATTATATTTGGAACATTTAGAATATGAAGCATGTCAAAAACATTTGACTGATTATGGTAAAGAAAAATATGGAAAAGCCAAAGAAGATTATATGAATGCTTATACCTATTTGCAAAAAGAATATGATGAAACTTTGCATGAATGGACAAAATTGAAAAAAGAAAAACAAATCGTATTGATAAATTTTAATGGTGAATAATGTTTGATTTTTTTAAAAAGAAAGATAATAGCGATAAAGAGTTCATTCAGAAACAGATACAGAATACTTATGCAGAAATGCAAGAACGTATCCGTAAAGAGAAAGAACAACAAAATGTTATTAATGACCCACATCCTTTATATGAAATACCTATAAAGAACTATTTGGAAAAGTCTATTCCAGAAATTCAGAATGATGCAAATGAATGTGGTTCTAGAATGGATATTATTTACACTTATATTGAATCTTATATCAATGCACGTAAAGATGAGACAGACCCAGTTAAAGTCAATGGATATAGACTACACATGAATGACTGTCTTGCCAAATGGAATAAATATAAACACAGGCAGGATAAACTATATAAGATGATTGAAATCAGAAATATAAATCCTGAATTTGAAACAATGAGACCAACTGATGATACAGTTGGTGATATAAGATTCGGAGAAAACTAAATGATATTTAATGAACTATGGGAAGCCTTCAACGACATTTATTTCGAAGAAGGACCACATACTTATACAGATAGTGTAGGTACACAATATACTTCAGTGACTACTTTTTGTGGCCAATTTGAAAAAGAAAAAGATTGGAATTTAATTGCAGAAAAGTCAGCATTCAATAAAGCAAAAGCCGCAATTGCTGCAGCAAATCCTAAATTGAAGAAAGACCAAGTAATTGCAATGGCTAAGATTGAATCAAAGAAATTAGCTCCATCTCTAAGAAAAGAATGGAATAAATCTGGTGATTATGCAAAAATCTTAGGAACTGAAGTTCATGCTGTAATGGAATACTTATGGCAAAATAAAGATTACGAAGGTCATAAAGATAAAATGGCTTTATATCCAGGAATGATTGAAGATTTCGAATATCGTAAAGCTAAGTGTAAAGAAATCTTTAATTCTCTAAAAAAGATGTATGTTCCTGTAAAGAATGAATACATTGTATATGATAGAGACTGGAAACTTTGTGGAACAATTGACTTCTTAGCATGGAATAAAATCAAGAAGTGTTATGCTATTCTTGACTGGAAAACATCTAAAGAATTCACAAGAGAAAACAAGTATGGTGAAACATTAAAAGAACCATTCTCTGTTTATCCAGCATGTAATTGTACTGAGTATTCAATTCAATTATCAACATATAAAGCTATTTTAGAAAAACATTGTCCAAATATAAAAATAGGAGAGTTGGTATTAATACAACTCCCCAAAGAAGGTACAGAACCTGATATATTTAGATGTTATGATTTTTCAGATATATTAACAAAATACTTAGATAATAGAAAAGAGAGCTAATTTCTCTCTTTTTTTAACATTTCTTGTAAGTACTCAACTAATAATTTTATTTCTTTTTCATCATAATTAGTTT